CATTGAGACAGCACTTGTAGGTCTCATCAGTGCACTCACACTTGTGCTTCATGCAGTCATTTATTACTTCCGGAATCACACGCTGCTCCCACATCCACCAGACTCTGCGCCTACACGGATGACGGCGCAATCCGGTGATGAGTATGGAACTGGTATTGTATCCAAACCTGCTTCAATTGTTGCTCGTGCAGCAGGGATGCTTTCGAGCATTCCTGTTTTGGAACCATATGCACGCGCTACAGAAATTGCTGCAGCAGGAGTTGGAAGATTTGCCCATTTCTTTGGCTTTTCACGTCCCACAATTGTTTCAGATCTAGTGCGCGTCAAACCAGTCACTGTTGGAAATTTAGCAAACACTGATGCTCACGAAGGTGTAACCAAACTCACTTTGGACAGTAAGCAAGAACTCTGTGTAGATCCCCGCACTGTCGGCCTGGGAGACACAGATGAGATGACAATGAAGTTCATAGCAGGAAAGGAGTGCTATCTTGGAACATCTACTTGGACCGAAGCTAACACTGATGGAACAGTGTTACGAGAGATGAACGTCACTCCCCTACAACAGAACGTAGTTGACACTTACATCCAATTTGCACCGATGGCTACGGTGGCCCTGCCCTTCTCCCATTGGCGCGGCACAATCAAGTTTCGTGTGCAAATTGTTGCCTCACAGATGCACCGTGGGAGATTGAGATTGTCATATGATCCTGTATTTGGTACAGCTAATCCACCATACAATGACACTTATTCCCGCGTCATTGATTTGGCCACCAATCGAGATTTTACATTTGAAGTTGGTTGGAACGCACATCGCACATGGCAAGAAGTTAACGATGGAAGTATCAATCCTGCTAGTGGTAACACCAATCACGATGGTGGCTCCACAAATGCAACGTACCACAATGGGGTTGTAACACTCTCCGTATTGAATCAACTTACATCTCCAGATCCTTCACTTGGACAAAGCGTGTACTTGAACATTTATGCTAGCGCTGGAGATGATTTTGAAGTTGCAGGACCGACTGATGGTGCCCTCAATTATTTCCAATACGACAGTCAGTCTGGAGTTGAGTATCTCGCGCAAAGTGGAGAAGAAAATGAGGAACTGGTTGAAGAGACAGATAATGCTCCTGAGGACGCTAGTCCCATCGCTCCTATTGGAGATTTTGATTGGATGGATGCAGCTACTCACGTGTACTTTGGAGAATCATTCCACTCAATTCGCGCTCTGCTGAAAAGGTATTGCTATCATTCCACAATTGGCGCGCAACTTGGAGAAGCTGGGG